AGACGTAGTTATCGGGTGGTTAGAAGGATCATTAGATATACCTGCAATGCAAGCTGGTATAGCTGCAAATATACAATCTCAGATTACACCAGTAAATGAAGATTTATATTTCACTTGGCAAAACCCAGTTCCACCAGTACCACCAGCTGAATAGGTAAAGTACACTTAAAACGTGTAATTATATAATTAACAATTAATTAATAACAATTTAAATTAAATCAACATGGCAGAAGAAGCTAAAACAATGATTACTGAAGAACAATTAAAAACTGTTCAAGAGCAACAAGCTAAATTAACCGAAGGGTTAAGAACTTTAGGAGTACTAGACGTTCAAAAACAAAACGTTCACGGTCAAATAGCTGAACTATCTAAAGAGATTGAAGCTACTAAAAAAGAACTAGAAGAAGAATATGGTCAAGTTAATATTGATCTTAAAGATGGTTCTTACGTTGAGATCGAAAAAGAAGATGACAAAAAGTAATATTAGAAAGATAAGCATCGGGTCGGATTACAAAAACGACGCGATGCATTATTCTGTTGGTCAACAAGTGTATGGAGGTCATGAAATATCTCATATACTTTTAGAAGAGCAAGATAAATCTTACAATGTTTATATAAAAAAAGGTTCTGAAGTATTACCATGGAAAAAGTTTAACTCTAACATGGCGATATCTGTAGAATACGATCTACAATATTAATGAAAAGTATATTTAACTTTATTGTAAAACCTTTAAATGAAAGATACGATAATGAGGTAAAAATAGGTGATATATCATTTACGGTTAACACTAAAATTGACGACTTTATAAATATTAGTAGAAATGCTATTGTAGTATCTACACCTTTAGCTTATGAAACTTCTATAAAAATAGGTGATGAGATTATAGTCCATCATAATATATTTAGAAGATGGTACGATATAAAAGGTAAAGAACGTAATAGCGCTAAGTATTTTAAAGATAACTTATACTTTGCTCAACCAGATCAGGTTTTTTTATATAAAAAAGATTCTAAATGGATCTCATTTAATGATAGTTGTTTTGTTCAACCTATAAAAAATAACAACAAGTTTAAGACTGATAAAACTAAAAAGCTTATTGGTATATTAAAAATTGGTAATAGCTCGTTAAAAGCGCTAGGAATAAACCCAGGAGACATTGTAGGCTTTAGGCCAAAGAGAGAATGGGAATTCGCGCTAGACGGAGAGCTTTTATACTGTATGAAATCTAATGATATTGTAATCAAATATGGACACAAGGAAAACGAAATTGAATATAATCCTAGCTGGGCAAGTAGCCGTAGAGGAGTTGATCAAAGTAGCTAAAGAACCTATAGTAGATGGTGATGATGATATAACTGCAGATAGACTTAAAAACGCTGCTGCAACTAAAAAACTAGCTATATTCGATGCTTTTGAAATTTTAAGTAGGATTAAAGAAGAGCAGGATATATTAGATGAAAAACCTAAAGAAGCTAAAAAAGAAGTTGTATTTCGTGGTTTTGCTGAAGGAAGATCTAAATAATGTACAAGCAAACCCTATACAAGGTATTACCTTATCATGTTAAACCTAAGATTCTAACAAGAATGAATAGGTATAAAAAATGGGAGTATGGATATAATGAAGACCATAACATGGTTGTTATATCTAAAACTGGTCAAATTGGAGAGGTTTATGAAATACAAAACCTTAAAATAGCTTTACCTAAAACTGACGGTATACATACTTTTGAAGACAATAGATGGAATCGCTTTAAATATCCAAAAGAATTAAAAAGAATAAAAACAGTATTTGACTGGAGAGAATATCCAGATGACTTTAAAGAAAAATACTACGATTATATTGATAAAGAGTTTAAACGCCGTGAAGAAGGTTTTTGGTATACTAACAAAGACAAACCTACTTATATTACCGGTAGCCACTATATGTATTTACAATGGTCAAAGATTGATGTAGGCCAACCTGATTTTAGAGAATCAAATAGATTATTCTTTATATTTTGGGAAGCTTGCCGAGCTGATAATAGGTGTTATGGTATGTCTTACCTTAAAAACAGACGTTCTGGATTTTCATTTATGGCATCTGGAATTACGGTTGACATGGCTACGATATCAACTGATGCACGTTTTGGGGTTTTATCTAAATCTGGTGCAGATGCTAAGAAAATGTTTACAGATAAGATAGTACCAATATCAGTCAATTATCCTTTCTTTTTCAAGCCAATACAAGACGGTATGGATCGTCCTAAGACTGAATTAGCTTATCGTGTACCAGCTTCTAAATTTACAAGAAGATCTATAGTTTCTACAGATAAACCAGAAGATCTTGCTGGACTAGATACAACTATAGATTGGAAAAACACTGGAGACAATGCTTATGATGGAGAAAAACTAAAGCTTTTAGTTCATGATGAATCAGGTAAATGGGAAAGACCTAACAACATATTAAATAACTGGAGAGTTACAAAAACTACATTAAGACTAGGTAGTAGAGTAATTGGTAAATGCCTTATGGGTAGTACTTCAAATGCTTTAGACAAAGGTGGCAGAAACTTTAAAAAATTATACGATGACTCAAACGTTAATAAAAGAAACGCAAATGGACAAACTCGTTCAGGACTATATTCTTTGTTCATTCCTATGGAATGGAACTACGAGGGATACATTGATTCTTATGGCTACCCTGTCTTCGAAACCCCACAGGGACCAGTGTTTGGACCTCATGGAGCGCCAATCAAAATTGGGGTTGTTGAATACTGGGATAATGAGGTAGATGGTCTTAAAGAGGACCAGGATGGATTAAATGAATTTTATAGACAGTTTCCACGCACAACAAAACACGCGTTCAGAGATGAATCAAAACAATCTTTATTTAATCTTACAAAAATATACCAACAAATAGATTATAACGAAGACCTTGAAAGGAGCTCTATAGTAACAACTGGTAGTTTTCACTGGGAAGAAGGTATGAAAGATACTAAAGTTATATTTGTACCAAATAAAAGCGGAAGGTTTAAAGTATCATGGGTTCCACCAGTTCATTTACAGAATCAAGTATTTATTAAAAATAATATGAAACATCCTGCTAATGAGCATATAGGTGCTTTTGGATGTGATAGTTATGATATATCAGGTACGGTGGATGGTAAAGGATCCAATGGTTCTTTACATGGCCTAACTAAATTTAGCATGGATGACGCTCCTTCTAATCACTTTTTTTTAGAATATATAGCTAGACCACAAACGGCTGAAATATTTTTTGAGGATGTGCTTATGGCTTTACATTTTTATGGCATGCCAATACTAGCGGAAAACAACAAACCAAGATTATTATATTATCTAAGGCGTAGAGGTTACAGAAACTTTTCTATGAATAGACCTGATAAATTAAAATTATCTGTAACAGAAAGAGAGATTGGTGGAATACCAAATTCTAGTGAAGATATAAAACAAGCGCATGCTGCTGCTATAGAAACCTACATAGAAGATTATGTTGGAGAACTGGTTGACAAGCATGGTTCAATGTATTTTCAAAGAACATTAGAAGATTGGGCCCAGTTTGATATTAACAATAGAACAAAGCACGATGCTTCTATAAGCTCAGGGCTTGCTATAATGGCATGTAATAAAAATAAATATAGACCAGTAAATGAAATAATTAGAGAGAAAGTTTCTTTAGGTTTTTCAAAATATAATAATAAAGGAGATTTTTCTAAAATAATAAAATAAATGATTCAAGGAAATTATAACAGTGGTTTTCCCAGTCAGGTAGTACCTGATGAAGAGAAAATGAGTTGGGAGTACGGTACTCGTGTAGGTAGAGCTATAGAGTATGAGTGGTTCAGAAGTAATAGAGGTGGAGATAGGTTTTCCATGAACTTTGCTAATTTTCATAACTTAAGATTATATTCTAGAGGAGAACAGTCTATACAAAAATATAAAGACGAGTTGTCTATTAATGGAGATTTAAGTTATTTAAATCTTGATTGGAAACCCGTACCTATTATACCTAAGTTTGTAGATATTGTAGTAAACGGAATGTCGCAAAGAGACTATGACGTTAAAGCTTACGCTCAAGATCCTGAGTCACAAAAGAAAAGAACTAATTACGCTGAAGGTTTATTAAGAGATATTCAAGCTAGATCGTTTTTACAAAAAGCAGAAGAGCAAATAGGTATGAATCTATGGACAACTTCAGCTCCAGAAAATTTACCAGAAAATAAAGAAGAGTTAAGTCTGCATATGCAGCTTACTTATAAGCAATCAATTGAAATAGCAGAAGAAGAAGCTATATCAAACGTGATGGCTCAGAATAAATATATCCAAACCAAAAGAAGAATGCTACAGGATTTAGTAGTATTAGGTATTGGTGCGGTTAAAACTAATTTTAATAAATCAAACGGTATAACTGTTGAGTACGTAGACCCGGCTAATTTAGTATACTCATATACTGATGATCCAAACTTTCAAGATTTGTATTATGTAGGTGAAGTAAAAATGATACATTTAGCTGATCTACAGAAGCAATTTCCTGATTTGTCTGCTGACGAACTAAAGAAAATTGAAAAATTTCCAGGTACACAAAACTACCTTAGAAATTGGAACGAATCACCTGATATGGTAGCTGTATTGTTTTTTGAATACAAAACATATAGTAACCAGGTTTTTAAAATAAAACATACTGACCAAGGCTTAGAAAAAGCTTTAGAAAAAACTGATTTCTTTAATCCACCACCTAGTGACAACTTTGAAAGATTATCAAGATCTATAGAAGTGTTGTACAGCGGCGCTAAAGTTTTAGGTATTGAAAACATGTTATCTTGGGAAGTTTCTCAAAACATGACTAGACCTTTCTCTAATATGACAAAGGTTAATATGAATTATCAAATATGTGCTCCTAGAATGTATAGAGGACGTATAGAATCTCTTGTTGGAAGAATAACAGGTTTTGCTGATATGATTCAATTGACTCACTTAAAGCTACAACAAGTTATAGCTAGAATGGTGCCAGATGGTGTATTTGTAGATGTAGATGGTTTAGCTGAGGTTGATTTAGGTAATGGAACAAATTACAACCCACAAGAAGCTCTTAATATGTATTTCCAAACTGGTTCTATAGTTGGTAGATCATTAACCCAAGACGGAGACCCAAACAGAGGGAAAGTTCCTATTCAAGAATTACAAACGTCCAGTGCTAATGGTAAAATACAATCGTTAATAGGTACGTACCAATATTATTTACAAATGATAAGAGATGTCACTGGGCTTAATGAAGCTAGAGACGCGAGCACTCCAGATAAAGATGCTTTAGTAGGTATACAAAAAATGGCGGCTGCAAATAGTAACACCGCGACTAGACATATACTACAAGCGTGTTTATACTTAACTGTTAAAGCTGCAGAAAACGTATCGCTAAGAATTGCTGATATGTTAGAGTATGATCTATTGGCAGAGACTCTTAAAAAATCTATAAGTAATTTTAACGTAGGCACGCTAGAAGAAATGGCTAATTTAAACTTATTTGAATTTGGTATATATCTAGAGCTAGAGCCAGACGACGAAGAAATTGCTAAGTTAGAACAAAACATTCAAGTTGCTTTACAATCAGGTCAAATATTTTTAGAAGATGCTATTGATATTAGACAAGTCAAAAACTTAAAATTAGCTAACCAAACGCTAAAAGTTAAACGTAAAGCTAAACAAAAAATGGATCAGCAAATTGCTCAGCAAAATATACAAGCGCAGTCTCAAGCAAATATACAAGCTCAAGAAGCCGCTGCTTTATACGAAGTCCAAAAACATGAAGCTATGGCCTCTTCTAAGTTACAAATAGAACAAGGCAAGGCTCAGTTTGAAATACAAAAAATAGAAAAAGAAGCCCAAATAAAGAAAGAGTTAATGGAGATAGAATTTGGTTATCAAAAACAATTAGCTCAAATGGAAAAAGGATACATAAGTGGCAAGGAATCAGAAATAGAAGATCGTAAAGATAAAAGAACAAAAATGCAAGCAACACAACAAAGTGAGATGATTGCACAAAGAAACAACGACTCAGGTCCTGTAGATTTTGAATCAGGAAATGACAGTTTAGGAGGAATAAATCTAAATGGCTTTGGTCTATAGATAACCTTATTTATTAATTTTATATTATTATATTATGTCAGAAACAAAAACAAACGATGAAGTAGTGTCGCAAAATCCTATTGAAAAAGGAGACGTTAATACTGAATCAAAATCAGATTACAAAGTTGATCTAAAAACTGGAACAACAAAAAAACAAGAAACTTCTACTATAACTAAAGTGGATTTAACTAAAAAACCAGAAACAGATGCCATTCAAATCGGAGAAACAGGAAAGATGGATGTGGGCAAACAAACCGGAGATAGCGCTAAAGTGGACAAACAAATACCAGAGTCCAGCCAAGCTACTGAAGAGTTTAAACAAATCCAAGAAGTAACTGAAGAAGAATTAAAAAAAGTTGAAAATGTTGTTAAAGAAGCTGTTAGAGACGAAAAAGTCTTAGGAAAACAACTACCAGAGAATATTGAAAAACTAGTTTCATTCATGGAAGAAACTGGAGGTACAGTGGAAGATTACGTTAGACTTAGCGCTGATTATTCCAATGTAGATGGAGAAACATTATTAAAAGAATATTATAAAAAATCTAAACCACATCTTAACGATGAGGAAATAGGGTTCATCATGGAAGATAACTTTTCTTATGACGAAGAACTAGATGACGAGCGAGAAGTCAGGAAGAAAAAACTCGCACTTAAAGAAGAGGTTGCAAAAGCTCATGGCTATTTAGAAGAACTTAAGGGTAAATATTACGACGAGATCAAGTTGAGACCGGGCGTTACCCAAGAACAACAAAATGCCACAGACTTTTTTAATCGATATAATGAAAATCAGCAAGTTGCTACTCAGCAGCACGAGGATTTTAAGACTAAAACTAAAGAATTACTTTCTAACGATTTCAAAGGTTTTGAATTCAAAGTAGGAGATAAGAATTTTAGATACGGTGTTAAAAACCCTAGTGAAGTCGCAGAGTCCCAATCAAATATCACAACATTTGTTCAAAAGTTTTTGGACAACGATGGAGCGGTAAAAGATCACGAGGGTTATCACAAAGCAATGTACGCCGCTAGAAACGCAGATACTATAGCACAACATTTTTATGAGCAGGGTAAAGCCGATGCTGTAAAAGATGTGATTGCTAAATCTAAAAACATAAGCAACGACTCTAGGCCACAGCCTACTGGAGATGTTTTTGTTGGAGGATTTAAAGTAAAAGCAGTTAGTGGTGCTGATTCAAGTTCATTGAAAATAAAAACTAGAAAATTTAACAATTAAAATTTAAAACAAAATGGGAATATTAACTCCTCAATTTGGTAGTTTAGTGCCTTCACAAGCACAACAAACGTTGGCAAACAACTACCTAAACTTCAACGGCGCTGCCGGTGGGGGAACATTCGCACAACAATACCTTCCAGAAATTTATGAAGCAGAAGTAGAAAGATACGGTAATCGTACTATCTCTGGTTTCTTAAGAATGGTTGGTGCTGAAATGCCAATGACATCTGATCAAATAATTTGGTCGGAACAAAATAGATTACACATTGCATACGATGGTGTTGCATGTAACCAAGTTCAAACAATCACGTTACCAGCTGGCGTTACTAACGTACTAGCTCCTAACATGACTGTTGTAATTATGGATCCAGCTAATCCATCTGCTACTGTACACGCTATCGTAGGAAATGGAGCTATTCAAACTGGTAACCAAACTGCTACAGTTTATCCTTATGTTGCTGCTAACCTTGCTGGGTTAAGCGCTGCTGGACTAAAACTATTTGTATATGGTTCTGAATTTGCAAAAGGTACTGCTGGTTCTACTGAGAACGTGACTCCTTCTTTTACACAATTTGCTAACTCACCAATCATTATCAAATCTAACTACCAAATTAGTGGATCTGATACTGCTCAAATAGGTTGGGTTGAAGTTGCTGCTGAAGATGGAACATCAGGTTTCTTGTGGTATTTAAAAGCTGAAGGTGAAACTAGATTAAGATTCGAAGATTACTTAGAAATGAGTATGGTTGAGGGTCAATTAGCTACGGCTGGTTCTGGTTTTTCTGCTAATCAAGCTTTAATACCTGGATTTGGTGGAGCTGCTCCTGTTATAGCTGCTAAAGGTACTCAAGGTTTATTCTCGGCTATACAGTCAAGAGGTAATGTTATGGCTGGATACGGTGGAACATTAACTGACTTTGACGCTATATTACAAAACTTAGATTCTCAAGGTGCTATTGAAGAAAACATGCTTTTCTTAGATAGAGCTACTGAACTACAGTTTGATAATATGTTAGCACAACAAAATTCTTACGGAGCTGGAGGTACATCTTACGGTGTATTTGAAAACTCTGAAGAAATGGCGTTGAATTTAGGTTTCTCTGGATTTAGAAGAGGTTCTTATGACTTCTACAAGACTTCATGGAAATACCTAAATGATGCTTCTACAAGAGGCGGTTCTGGAAACTTCACTGGTGGTGACAACATCGACGGTGTACTAGTACCTGCAGGAACAACTACTGTGTATGACCAATTACTTGGTACAAACATACGTAGACCATTCCTACATGTTAGATACAGAGCTTCACAAGCTGATGACAGAAGAATGAAATCTTGGATCACGGGATCTGTTGGTGGTGCATTCACTACAACAAATGATTTCATGCAAGTATCTTTCTTATCTGAAAGATGTTTAGTAACACAAGCTGCAAATAATTTCGTATTATTCGTTGCTTAATAATCATGTAATTCTTACCCTCGTTGTAGTAACGGGGGTAATTATTACTCTTATAAACTATTTAATTATATTATATTATGTCAAAAACAAAAGAAAAAATAAACCACAACCCGGAAGAGGGTTGGGAAATAAAAGATAGAAACTATTTTCTTACTGGAAAAGATAGACCTTTAACTTATACACTACCTTCAAAACACTCGGCACGTTACCCTTTACTGTGGTTCAACGAGCACACTGGAGAACAAAAAGCTATAAGGTATGCTACTAACCAAATGTCTCCATTCGAGATAGATCAAAAAGGTGAAGTAACAATGTCTCATATTGTCTTTAGAGATGGTACGTTGCATGTTCCTAAGAGAATGCAGTCATTACAAAAACTTTTATCAATATATCATCCCTATAAGGATTCTAGATATGTAGAACATTTACCAATGGCAGAAGCTCAAAATGATTTATTTTATTTAGAGCTAGAAATTGAAGCATTGAACCACGCTAAAAACATAGGTGTTGACGAAGCTGAAGCTATTCTTAGAGTGGAAAAAGGTTCTGTAGTATCTGAAATGAGTTCTAAAGAAATAAAAAGAGACGTCTTATTGTTTGCTAAAAAAGATCCACAATTGTTTCTTGATTTAGCTAAAGATGACAATGTTCTTTTAAGGAATCTTGGTATTAAAGCTGTTGAAGCTGGAATAATAAATCTTTCAAGTGACAATAGAGATTTCAAATGGGCAAGCAATGGCCGAAAACTTTTAACAATACCTTTTGAAGAACACCCATACTCAGCGTTAGCTGCATGGTTCAAAACAGATGAAGGTTTAGAAGTTTATAAAACTATAGAGAAAAAACTCTCTTAACCTGTAATACTAATATAGGGTCCGTTTATTCGGGCCCAATATTATAACAAAAATACACAAATGGCAATAAACGTAGATACTGTTTATAAGACAGTTTTATTAATACTTAACCAACAGCAAAGAGGTTATATGACCCCTGATGAGTTCAACAAAGTTGGATCTCAAGTACAGTTGAATATGTTTGAGAACTACGCTAGTGATCTCAATCAACAATACCGCGTTCCTCAAAACGATACAGAGTACGCTAATAGAGTTAAGAATATAAACGAAAAAATTGACATTTTTAAAAAGATTGGTTCTGCTAATTACAATACAGCGAACTCTTATTTTACTCTTCCTTATGCTAGCGCTTTACCTTTTTTCACAGAGAGCGAAGCAAACAACAATACTAACACTTACACGGTAACTGGTTTTACTAGTTTAACTCAAACAAACTTTGATGTGCAATGGAAAGTAACGGCTGGAGCTACTGAAATATATGATTACACTTTTACAACAACTGGAACTGGTACACAATTTGTATTTACCAGCGTGCCAGTTGGCGCGATGGTTTTTGAAGCATATTCCATGGATTTTTACAGAATAGGTACTGTTATTTATAACGATGCTACAGAAGTACAAATGATGGATAGAAACGAGTGGTACTTAATTAAAAGAGCGCCTTTGGTTGCTCCCACTACTTCTCAACCAGCCTGCTTGTATGAAGACCAAAAAATATACGTATACCCTACATCTATAGTAAATAGTATACAAGTTTCTTATATTAAAAAACCTAGTAATCCTATTTGGGGTTATGTGCCAGGTGCTTTAGGTCAATTTACTTACAACGAAGAAACATCTACTCAATTTGAATTACATCCATCAGAGCAAACAGAACTTATATTAAAAATATTAATGTACGCTGGTGTCATTATAGAAGATCCAAGCTTAGTACAGATCGCTTCAGAAAAAGTACAAGGTGATGAAATAAATGAAAAAAGCTAACAAATGGGATTACTTACAGAAAATAACTTACAATACTACGGAGGAACTCAATTGTTTACTCAGAACGCTAACACTCGAGATTTTGTTAGCACATTTGATACTACATTAGTATTTACGACAAACGACCCTACTAGTTCTGCTTACTCATTAAACAACTGTCAACTGTATCAAAGTGTTGATTTTGGTGTTACATGGACATCTTATAACACTTTAGTTAATCCTCTTTACACTGCTACGTTTAATCAATTAAATAATACTATAACTATAGCAGCACCAGGAATACCAACTGGAAACTGGTTTATGATTCAGTTGAAACAGTCTGCAATTGACAATAATTACGGAAGCTACGAATACATAAGTATAAACGATGTTGTTAATAATTATTTAGTCGCTTATGTTGGTGAAGGCAAACTAGTACCTAATGTCAAAAGAACTGATGTTATATTCCATGCTAAGCGTGGGTTACAAGAATTTAGTTATGATACCTTAAAAAGTATTAAATCTGTAGAACTCAGTATACCTAGCAGCTTATCTTTAATAATACCGCAAGATTACGTGAACATAGTTAGATTATCTTGGATAGATCAACTTGGTGTTAAGAGAATAATATACCCTGCTAACAACCTAACCACGGCGCCATACTCAGCCTTATCACAAGATCAAGCTGGTTTTCCTATACAAGATGCTAATTCTAATAATATAGAAGTTCCGCCAACAACAATAGAAAGATGGAACAAAGCAGACACTAGAAATATAACAGGTAACTTTGGGTCAAACTCTGCTTACAATACAGAGGCTTGGTTAGATGGATACCCTATGCTATGGCAAGGAGCTGTTGGGGAAAGATACGGTTTAAACCCATCAACATCTCAAACAAATGGTTGGTATGTTATAGATGAAAGAAGAGGTGCTTTTAACTTTTCAAGTGATTTAGCTGGAAAACTAATAGTACTAGAATATATATCAGATGGACTGGCTATTGATTTAGATACTAAAGTACCTAAAATGGCAGAAGACGCGATGTACGCGCATATAAATCATTCTATACTGGCTAGTAGAATAAATCAACCAGAGTATATTGTACAAAGATACAAGAAAGAAAGAAGTGCTAAACTAAGAAATGCTAAGATAAGATTATCTAACATAAAACTTGATCAAATAGTTCAAGTAATGAGAGGTAAATCTAAGTGGATTAAAAATTAATACATGGCAGAAATAAAAAATACCTTTTTAAAAGGTAAAATGAACCAAGATTTAGACGCTAGACTTGTTCCTAATGGAGAGTATAGAGAAGCAACAAACTTACAAATAAGTAGATCAGAAGGGTCGACTGTTGGTGAGTTTGAAAACATTTTAGGTGATCTAGTTGTTGCGTCTACTGGTGATGCTACTATAAAAATTATAGGTTATTTTTCTGACACGGCAAATAATATTATATATTTTTTTGCTACAGATCATTATTCCAACTCGTCCCCTGTATTAAGAGCAAGTGCCACAGAAAACTGTAGAATATACTCTTACAACATTGACACTAACGCTTTAATTCTTTTAGTAGATGGTTACTGGTTAAACTTAAACCAAGCGTATCCAATTTATGGTATTAATTTAGTTGAAGATCTATTATTCTGGACAGATAACTTAAATCAACCTAGAAAAATAAACGTAACTACAGCTAACCCAACTCCTTTAGTAACCCCAACTTATTACTTCAACGAAGACCAAGTATCCGTAGCAAAATATTACCCATATCAACCAATTGTTGTTATGGAAAGATTTGCGTTTACGATAGATGGTGCTAGTTCAACTGACACTATTACTCTTGATCTACTGACTACAGATATTCAGGTTGGAGACATTGTTACAGACGCGGTAAAAACAGGGACCATAGTAATTGATTCTTTAGTAACGGTTATACAAATAAAAAGTAGCTATGTTGTTAAGTTATCAAAAGCTATAACAGTTACGGATGGATTTAGAATAGATTTCAGTAGACCTTCTATGGAAAATCAAGCTAACCCATATGTTAGTGATTATAGTTTAATAGAGAGTTACGCCGTTTCAGGAGGTACTGTAGGTGCTAGCATAACAATATCCACAAGTTTATTAAACTCTACTCCAACCATAGGCATGTATGTAACATGTCCCGATTCTGCTGCTAAAATAGGTAGTAGTGGCGTTGGCGCTACGCCAGATAACACAGGTGTTATAACCTCTGTAACCATCAGTGGTACAGACACCTTGATAACGCTAGACGTAACAAACACTCTTTCCGCTTCAACTCCATATCCAGATATAGTAATAGGCACAAACCCTAACTATGACGCTTCATGGAAGGGAGATCCAGATCTTTTAAAACAAAAATATATAAGGTTTAGTTATAGAATTAAATTTGTTGACAACGAGTACTCTTTAATGGCTCCATTTAGCCAAATATTATTTATACCTGAACAATACGGAGAATTTGGTAAAGGTATAAACACCCAGTTAGAAGACATGAACAGCGCTTATAAAAGCACTATAGTTTCTTGGATGCAAAACAACGTTGATAGTATAATACTACGCATGCCTATTCCTAAGGTTATAAACGCGGGTCAAAGTTTAATAACGCCAACGAACGCTACTGAATTAATAAATTGTCTTCACATAAAATCTATAGATGTTCTGTATAAAGAATCTAATTCTTTAGCGGTAAAAGTCCTTGACACGGTTCAGGTATCAAGTTCAACTATTTTTACTAGTATATTGTACGATGATTTAGTTAACTTTAATACAGTAAAGTTTATAGACTATAATTACGAGTCTAGCAAGCCTTATAAAACTCTTCCAGAAAACCAAACCGTTAGAGTGTATGATAAAGTACCCGTGCAAGCCTTGTCTCAAGAGGTTATTGGAAACAGAGTTGTTTATGGCAACTATGTAGACAAACACACTAGTCCTTTAGCGGCTAATTATGGGGTTGTTATTGCCGATAAATCAGTAGTATATGACAACTACACTCAATTCCCTAACAGTTCTTTAAAAGAAAATAGAACATATCAAGTAGGTTTAATTTTGTCAGACAGGTACGGTAGACAATCAAATGTTATTTTGTCAACAAATGACGATAATCCTGATCAACCTGGCTCTACTATATTTTCACCTTACAAAAAATATTTAAGCAACGACGTGTTTAATTGGCTCGGCGATGCGTTAAGAATTACGTTTAACGCGGCTATACCTGTAGGCGATGGCTCTATGAGTAGTGGTCCTGGTGAATTTACCACAGTAAACCCATTAGGTTGGTTTTCCTATAAAACTGTAGTCAAGCAGCAAGAGCAAGATTATTACAATGTTTATTTGCCTGGTTTTGTAAATGGGTATCCGGTAACGCAAGACTTAGAGCAAAATCAAACTGTTTTCACCACTTTAACCGGCGACAACGTAAACAAAGTGCCTAGAGATCTAACAGAGGTTACTGGCCAACAAACTCAATTTAATAGTAGTGTTAGACTATTTGGTAGAGTAAACAATCCAGACATAAACAACAAACAAACAGGAACCCCTATCATACCTTACACAGATCATCAACTACCTTGGAACCAACAATACTACCCAGGTATAAGTTCTGAATTTGTAAGAAACATAACAACAACACAAGACGGTGAAATTCAAACGTCTCCTTTCAAAGGCGGAATACCTGAAGCTGATTTTAGTAACTCAGTTGGATCAATTCCTTGGGGTACAACCCCTGGTGGAGTTGGTAATGATGAAATGGAGCCGCTATACATCGGGGATGCAAATCCTTATTATGCAGAATTAAGTGTTGGGCAAAGAGTACTAGAAACAAATAATTTAGACGCGGTTAATGCTTCTAGAAATAGAAGTAACCAATTGGGTGCTATATGTACCGTTAATGCTGCTGGCTCTAGTGGTAACATAATAACTATGCAACCGTTTTTAACTGTATCTGAGACTAATCCTACTGTTTCTTTGCTAGATATATTTTGGGAAACATCTTCAACAGGTAGTCTTGTAGATTTAAATTCTACTATCAATGCCCAATACGAAGGATTAGTTACAACAACAGACACAGCGTTGTCTTTCTTTGAATCTGCAGAACCCGAAACACCTGTTGATGCTAGTTTTAGCTTTTTAGACGGTGGTGGAACTCCTAGAACTCCAACGTCGGCTGTTATAACAACTATATTAGACAATCAAGGAAACTCTGTAGATACTGATACATTTGAATTAAGAAATAATGGTAATGGTACTTATGGTTTATATACTGGTGACTTGTTGACCACAGGTTTAGACGCTTATTTTTGGTATGGAACCACGTCACCTCAAGTAAACAATTATAATATTACATTCACAACAGTATTTACCGCTGGAAACACTATAACATACACAAACACTATATCTACAATGAACGTGTTAGTCAAAAATGTTACACCTTCTACTTTAGTAGGAAATCAGTGTCCTATAACATTAAGCGGAACTGATGCTCCTTCTGTAAACGATACCACTATATTCAACTTTATAACAGGTCAAGCTGTTGGAGATCCACCGGTGGCCAATTATGGTAAGTGGGTTAACGGATCTGCAGATGTTACTAACTACCAACAAGAGTTGATTTTTAGCATTATATCTCAAACTGATACTAGTGGGGCTATAAATATTTTTGAATTTACTACTCCATCAAATGGTATTTTAACCGTAAGGTCAAGCACCACTTTAGTTACTGGGGAAACTTATACTATTAATGTAGGTGTCACTGACAACAATGGGGTAGTGACTGGGGTTTCTCCTTATACTGGTATACAAGGAAATTGTTCAATATCATTTACTGTTGGTGCTCAACATATAAATAGAGCCCCTTGTAACGGACCAGTTTTACCTCAAGCAAATATTGGTTGTGGTAACTACAGACAAATATGGGCTTTTGTAAATAGCGCATCTGAAGCAGGGACTACTGGTGGTTTAGGAGCTTATCCTTCAACAGGTATACCTACTATATTTTATGGTACTTCAAATAGTTATACTTATTACAATGTCGCTAACAAGTACAGCGGAACTATAGCAGGTACTACTACTAATGGTGGTTTAAACTCTGGCGCTAGTTTATACATAACGCCCACATTGAGATTTACAAACCCTGGCGCTATATCACAGAAAAATGGTAATATATACTATACTATACAACACAGGACTAACGCGCAATCCTCATGGACTCAAGCTGTTTATTACAAAATACAACAAGGTACTGGGACAATTGTTACTACTACTGGAACTGTTGGAACAGCAAACTATTTATCTGGAGAATACTTAAGTGGTGGAGCTACTGATTACAAAACCAAATATTGGTTTGATGTTACGGGAGAATATAGAGTATTGACAAGTTATCTCCAAGGACAAATATGTAGTAGTGCACAGTCTTCTACAGCCACTTTCTTTCCAGACTTTGGGGATGGGGAATATGATTTCCAATGTTCTTTAGGTCCATTGTAAAAATCAAGTAAAAACAAGTAATAATTAATATATGGCAATCACTATTGAATTAAGTTATTTTAATACCTTCGCGTTGAAGAGATTAGCTAGCACAGCAGTGCCTCAAATAGCTGATCTTAATGAAGATTGGTTTATTGAAGAAGCAAGAATAAAAGGTGGTTACAACAACACTACTGTTGACTTCGGTGTTAAAGCTTATTTAGTGGAAGACGAAGCTAACTCTGTTAGAAGAACTAATTCTCTTATATATTCTGGAGTGTTTAACTCTAGGACAGGTATAAACCAAACAAATCAATTTAGCGTTGCTGAAGAAATAACTAGATCTGTAGATCCAGTTGGTGGATCAATACAAAAACTACATTCTGAAGACACAAATCTTATAGTGTTTCAAGAAAAGAAAGTTAATAGAGCGTTGATAGATAAAGACGCTATATACACAGCTGAAGGTTCAGCCGTGACAACATCTGCTAGATTAGTTATAGGACAAATAACTCCTTACGCTGGTAACTGGGGTATTGGTACAAATCCAGAATCATTTGCTGTATATGGTTATAGAAAATATTTTGTAGATAGAAATAGAAATGCAGTATTAAGATTATCTCAAGATGGTATTACGGAAATTTCTAACTATGGAATGATGGATTACTTTAGAGATAAACTATCTGTTATAACAAACACCGGTACTATAACTGGTGGATGGGATATGCATAATCAAAATTACATTGTAAGTATGATTCCTTATTATGGCGCTATTGGTGACGATCCAAATAACTATGAAACATTATGTTTTGACGAAAGAAGCCTAGGTTGGACTACAAAATATACTTACTATCCTAGTTTTATAACTAGTTTAAAAGGAAACACGTATACAAGTTTTGACGGAAAATGGTTTCAATCCTACGTAACTAATCAACCAAGAAATTCTTTCCATGGTCGCGTAGCTTCACCAAGCACTGTTAAGTTTGTTCTAAATCCTGCGCCAGATAAAATGAAAAACTTTAATACAATAAGTTACGAAGGCACTAACGGATGGGAAGTAACATCAGTGGTGAGTGACGAAACTGGTTGGACTGAAAACAGTCCCGCGTTTGTATCAGACACGGCTTCCACTATATGGAGCTATAATCAGGGCCAATATCAAGAAGGAGGAGTTACTCAATATGCAGGTTTTGCTAGAAAACAAAACAATTATGTTGCTGCTATAAAAAATAGTACACCAGCACAGACCGGTGAGGTTGTTTTTGGTAATTCACTTATGGGTATAAAAGGTTATAATGTAGTAGTTACAATGCAAACAGACACAACAAGATCTATAACAGCTAATGGTCAAACACAGCAGTTAACTGCTACAGACGCAAACGGATTAAAAGAATTGTTCTCCGTTGGTAGTACTTTTTCATTACAATAAAATTATATGGAATTAAATATTAGAAAATTAGAAGAAAGCGATTGGGACACTTTAGTGTCTTGGTGGTTAAAGTGGCGTTACTGGAAAGTAGCCCCACCAAAAGATTTTTTACCAGACAATGGAACTGGTGGGTTTATGGTTGAGAAAAACAACAAACCTATAGTTTCAGGCTTTATGTATTTTACTAATTCTAAGGGCGTGTTATTGGAATGGATAGTATCTAATCCAGATTACAAAGATGATGACAGAAAAGAAGCGCTAGAGCTCTTAATATCAACAGCAGAAGACTTTATAAAGCAAGCTGGTAAGTCTTATATATTTAGCATTGGTAGAAATGCTAGTTTAATAGAAACTCACAAGAAATTAGGTTATTCAGTAGATGAAAAACCTTCTTACGAAATAATAAAAACAATTTAATATGGCAGCAGTAACAGCAGCGGTCGCGGGTACCGTAGGTGGCGCGTTAGTAAAAGGCATTGGCGCGGGCAAAGCAGCAAAAAGAGCAGGCAGGAGAGCAAACGCCGCTCGTAAAGCTATTTCAGACCTTGAAGCAAATAGACAAGACGTTATAAATCCTTTTGACAATATGGAAGGAGTGGCTGATATGGCAGAAAACCTAACAGGTATGATGTCTAATCCTATGGCTAATCTAGGCGTGGCAACACAAGCCGCGGAGATGCAAGCTGAAGAAGCAGACATAGCACTAGCAAATACTCTAGATACGTTAAGAGCTACAGGGGCAGGTGCTGGAGGGGCTACAGCTTTAGCTCAAATGGCACTTAAGAGTAAACAAGGTATAAGTGCAAGTATTCAAACTCAAGAAGCTGCTAATCAAAAATTAAGAGCTCAAGGAGAGCAAAACCTACAACAAAGGCAGGTTGCTGAAGAGCAAAGGATTCAAGGCGTAGAAATGAACGACTCAATTAGGTTGCAAAACGCAGAGTCACAAGGTAGAGTATTTGAATTTAACACACAAGAGAGTAGAGACAACACTAAACTTAGTAGACTGTATGGACAACAAGCAAACGCAGAAGCTAACGAAGCGCAAGCAAGGGCTTCAGGTGTAAATGCTTTAGCCGGAGGTTTAAGTGGGCTTGGTAGTTTAGGAATGAGTGGAATGTTAGGCGCATTACCAGACCAATTGCTGTATAAAACTCTGGTTGATTCATAAATAAAAATAAAATATAAAAATGGCAGAAGGATATCCAGTAACCCATTTGACGAAAGAGAGATACAATCTATTGCAGCTCCTTTTGTTAATTTAGCAAACGCTTGGTCTAACAAACAAAACGCGCTTACGGCAAAGCAAAAAGCTATACGCAATAGAGAGGCTACAGCATATGAAAATGCTTACAAGCAACTAGGTCAAATAGAAAGCGTTGATTACGCTACTTATGATGAGAACATGAGAAACTTCTTTGACGGTAAAGTTGATGACTATGTAAAAATAAAGAACAATATAGATTCAGGTGTTATAAACCCACAAGAAGGAGCTAGGTCACTAGCTTATATATCTAACATGATAGACGAATATAAAACCATAGCGCCAAAGGTTTTAGCTCAAGCTAAATTTATGATGGAAAACGGAGCTGGTGGTACTAATGAATTATCGAAACTAAATGATCCTAATTTAGAGATATTATTTTCTAAATTACTAGAAGGTTCTGGTGAGGTTACTTTAGCAGAAAACGAAAAAGGTAAAATGTATTTAAAAGGAGCTGGAAAAATAGATGGTCAAGACTGGAATTATGACCTAAATTTAAGCGAGTTTGATAAAATAAACGCAAAAGGAGATAGTTTAGCTGTTACAACTATAAGTTTAGAAGACCTAGGCTTGAATGAAGTTTCTCAAGCAGCTATAGCGGCTTCTACGCAAACCGAATTAAAAGAAAATAACACCAGCGTAGAGTACGTCAACGTTGATCAGGTTAGAACAAGTCTTAGTAACTCTTTTAGTAATTCAATCGACGAGTTAATGAGAGGCGAATCATTTGCAAGTGTTTGGGCTGATCAAATCTACGAAAGCAAAACTGTAGACGAATTACGAGATGAAAACTTACTATGGGATCCTGCTGATAAAGCTAAAGTTGAAAAAGCTAAAACTTGGTTGATTGATAAAGCTATAGAAACTCAAGTACCAATACAGAATCAAGTTCAGTTTTCACAAAGAGATGAAAATGGCCTTCCTGTTACCACGAGTGAAATTGAAGGAGTTGATGAAGTAAGCTCTACTTTTGGAGTGAAGCCAAAAGTAAAACAACCTGATATAGACAAGGACAAAGATAGCGCTATTGAAACTTTTCAAATCTATTCTAGCGATCCTGTTGGTTCTTTTGAGTCAACGTTTCAAAAAGTAGGTGGCGCAAATGTTGACGGAAACGAAGTCAGTAGAAAAGGGAATATTATTACGGTAAAATACACTTACGATGGTGATGAAAAACCAACAATAACTAACTATGATCTAGATAATAAAAAAGATTTTGAAAAATATTTTGAAAATCTTAGAATAAGCAAAGGAATGTTTGAAGGAACCGCTGTAGAAAGCCAAAACAAAAGACAGGATTTTACAGAAGAAGTTAAAAAACAGTTTGTTTTAAATAAAGCAAAGAAAAGAGCTCAAGCAGCTAAAAAAACAATAACTGATGATTTTTCGCCTGAAGATTTTGCGTCACGAAACGATATGAGCGGTATGAGCGATAATGAAAAAATGACCGCGTATAAAGAAGAGGTAGAAAAAAGAGTAAGAGAGCTTGAAGAAATGGTCAACCAAAAAGTTAAATAATATATATATATGAATCAACCAGAGTTTTATACAGCAATTGGTTTTGATGAGCCTGTTGATGTAAATGAATTAAGTGAAGAAAATAGAAAATTCTTTTTTGAGCAGTTTTCACCAAAACCAGTAAAGCAAAACGATCCTGCTGTAAATGCGGAGGCCAATGTAGGATCGACAACAAGTACGGCTTCAATATCGGGAAATGGTTCTTCGGAATTACAAGACGCTAAAAAGATTTACACAGAATCGTTATATAGCGAAGAAAAATTAACTATAGATGCAATTGAAAAATACAACAAGTTGCAGGAAAACGTTTCAAACTTAACTACTAGAACAGAAGAAGGCGAACAAGTAGCTGAAGATATAATGGAAAGTGTAAACTCTTCTACAATTAATCCTAACGCGTCTAGAGCTGCAGAAGAATTTTTTGAGCCTATACAACAAGCGTTAGCTAAAATAAGTGGAGACATTTATACAATTGGTAGCAAGGCTGTAGATTATATATCAGACCCCACTAATATACCAGCATCAACACCACTTGCTGTTATTAACAAAGCATTTGATTATGAACCAAATGAAAAAAGTGATATTTTTGATGGAAAAAAAATAATAAAAGATTCAAAAGGAATAAAAGATTTTAATTTAATAAATGAAAATCAAAAAGAAGTCGCTATTAAAGCTTTAAAAGATCAAGGAAACACTGATATTACTAACGAACAGTGGATGAAGTATATAGAGGTGAATTCTAAAGACGAAGAGTTTAAAAATTCTGTTAAAGATATTTTTATAAAAGACTACGTAAAGCGAGGCCAAAAAGAAAAATTAATAGAAGACAACTGGAAAGACTCAAGTTGGGATGGTTTTTCAGAAGGATCCACACAAGACACCAGAGAAGCAGCAGGTAAATTACTTTTAAGCAATTTAGACGATCAAGCAAAAAGCAATATAGCCACCTCAATTAGTCTAGACGCAAAAATAATAGATGTACAAAATGAATTAAATTCTTTAAGAAGTTTAAGGCCTACGTCAAAAAAAGAAAGAGAATTGTTTATAACTTCTTTTACAGATCTTTCTAAAGAAAGAAAAGCACTCATAGATGCCTATGGAGACGTGGTTAATAGACAGATAAAAATAGGCGCGGAGTCTGAAGACATTAGAGGTTATATAGACACTGTTGGTAGAAACCAAGGATGGCTAGTAAATCCTATAGGGGCTTTAGCTGGCGGTACTTATGATTTTATAGATGGTGTTGATGAGTTTATTGATAGAATGACTTACACGCCATGGGAAATGGCAGGTGATTTAATAAAAGCAAACACAGATAAAGGTAATTGGCTTAACAAAGCCGTTATGGGCATGGAAGGTTTAGAAAAAACCAATATGGGTTTAGACACTGCTATAAACAACATGAGGGAAGGTTTAGCAGAGCCTATTAGTGTTGACGACATAGATAGTTGGTCAGATATGTGGAAGTGGAGTTCTCACTTAGTTGGATCACAAGCCGCAAACACAGCGGTAATGCTAACGACTGGAGGATGGGCGTTACCTTTGCTAGGCGCTAGTTCTGCAGGCGCATCATTTAATCAAATGCAAGAAGAAATAGATTTATATGGCGCAGAATACACGCCGCTTCAAATGTATACGGTAGCTCTTGGCACAGGTTTAGCAGAGGCTTTAAGTGAAAAAATAACACTAGGCCAATTAAATAGAATTAAAGATGGATTAAAAGCATCAAGAAATCTTAGCTTAAAAGTAGGTACTCGTGATTATATAAAGAATTTATTTACAAAGCAGGGCGGTAAAAGAGTAGGCGCGCAAGGTTTTATTTATGGTAAGGAAACTTTTGAAGAAGGTTTTACAGAAGCTGTAGCTGGTTTTTCTCAAAGAGCTTTAGAAAGATACGTATTAGGAAAAGATACAGATTTATTTGACGGAATGAAGGATGAATTTATTTCCGGTGCTTTCATGAGTGGGTTTGTTTACAAGTCTCCAGGTTTAGCCGTTAAAATGTATAGAGCATTTCAACCGGCGGATTCCAATGAAGCTATAGGTAAACTACAAACTAGAATGGCTGAAATAGGAAAGATACTTGAGGATAGTCCTTCTATGGATGGTAAAATTAGAGAAAAGTTAGAAAACGAATTGCAAGAAGGCGCTACTAAAGTTCAGCAAATAATGGCTAGGGATTTTAAGAACATGGACAAAATGACTCAACAAGAGCAAAATGACCTAATGTCTAAAGAAGATCAAATATACAAGCTTAGAGAACTTTACGATGCTACTCTTAATGATAACAATATAAATGAAAAAGATAGAAAGTCTATATTAAATACTTTAAACTCTGAATATAAATCTATAAGAAACGATAAAATTAAACTATTAGCAGAGGTAAATGTTAGAGAAGAAATAGCTTTAACGCAGAAGCTAGGTAAGGAAACTGGTAGAACTGATTTTGGTGACAGCGCTGTTGGAACAGGTTTAGCTGTTGAAGTTGTAGAAGATGATGCTGGGCTTGAAGCTTTAACTGGAAACACCCAAACAGGAGTTGAGGGTGTTGAGCTAGATAATGGTCAAATAATCCTTAACAAAGGTGAAATGTTAGCAGCTGCTATACGTAACGGTGGTAATATAGGAACTGGTATACACGAAATACTACACAAAGTATTAAAATCAGAATTTAGTAAAGACCCAGTTAAAGCTAAAAAACTAAAAGATCAATTCTTAAAAACATTAAAATCAGAAGATAAATCTCTTCATGCTGTAGTTATGGCTAGAGCAAAAGCTAATTATTCTGTTGAGTATTTAGTTTCAAACCCTGATGAATACTTAACTATATTAGCTAGTGTTTTAAAAGAAAACGAGGTAGAGTATAGCCAAGCTACTGATGGGGTTTTTAAAAAAATAGGTAATTTTTTATCTGGAATTTTTAGTGAAAAACTAGACGTAGACCCTAGTGATTTTAGTTTTAAAGACGGCCAAGATGCTTATAATTTTGTACAGAATTATGTAAAAAATACTTCAGAAGGTAAAATATCGGATAGAGCTAAGAAGCTAGCGGAAGCTGGTAAAGACATGAATACAGGTAATAAAATGTCCTTAAGCTCTAAAGACTCCGCGACAGTTAACAAGATTTATGAATTACAAGGCGAGGCTGGCTTAATGGACGTTGTTGATTTAATGAAAGATACAGCAGATGGCTTAGCTAGAGGTTTTAGAAATAGACCTAAGTATGAATCATTTAAAGAAATACTAGCTGACGAGATATTATCTGGCAAAAGAGGTATTATGGAAGTTGCTATGGGTTACCCTGCTTATGTTAAAGAACAAAAAGCAAAAGGAGAAAAACTTGCCCCGCTTTCAGGTTATTTAAATAATTCATTTTCAACTAAAGCAGGATTTAAAAGATACATAGAGATAGCCGATAGAATTTTAGGTAAAGACGAACAAAGTAAATTTACGGAGCAAATAAAAGAAGAAGCTACGAGCATAATTGATTCAGAGGTTTCCACTGAAAAAGAAATTAAAGCAAAGCCAAAACCTAAATTAAGAAAAGACTTAAAACTACAAGACGATGTTATTGATAAAATTAAAAACGCTGTAGTAAAAACTTTTGGTACTAAACTACCCAACGTTAAATCACCTCAATTTAGAAAAGAATTAGAAAAACAATTTAGAACAGAGTTAAAATCTGTTATGGCTAAACTAATGGGTAGAACTGATTCTTATGAATCATTTTTAAGAGATAACTTTGAAGTTATATACGAAGCAATACCTCAAGAAGTAATAAACAAAAGATTTAAAGATTTTTCTGATCCCGTAATGAAAAACGGTAAGCAAGTTAGAGAAAAAACAGCACAAGGCAACGCTATATTTAAGAAAAAGAAAATAGTTAAAGCTGAGTTTATAAAGTACTTTTTAGGCTCTAACGTAGGAAGATCCACTCAAGGAACTAGAAAAACTGCTTTAGCAGAAACCTTAGCTCAAGAGCTAGCTCTAGACGCTACTATGGAAGTTATTCAAAACCCTGGTGTGCTAGAAAAAGCTATTGCTATATCACAGTTAGTCGATGGTGATTTTACATTGGAAGGTGTATCGTTGAAAATTAAAAGACCTAAAGGCGTTAAATTTGCTATAAATAAAATAAATAGTCTCAACAACGCTATAGTTGAAGAACTTACTTTAGCTAACGCTTTTCAAAAAGGAAATTTTAATCCAGCTAAAGAGGCTGAAAAAGCTTTTAATAAAAGTATTGTGGATTACAATAAACTAATAATAGGTCTTGACGTTGAGCCATTTGACATGGGCACGGGCAAAGGAAGAAAAGGATTTTTAGATTATGCTTATAGTAGTGGGTTAATTACTAAGCTTCCTAAGGTTTTCTTTAGAATGATGACAGGAACAACTGAAGACGCTGTTACAAAAGGTCAAAACATTGGTTCTAGGTCTAAATCACAGTCAGATACCGGTTATCAAATTTTAATAAATGAGTCGAATGACGAAGGAGATATTGTATCAGTTGGTTATGACATAGAAACAGCTGATGGTAGCACTTTAAGAGATTTTGCTGGAAAATTACCGTTTAGAAATGTTACAGAAGTCGATGCTTGGATAAAACAAATCGAAGATGGCACGTATAAAATAGATGAAAAAACAATGCCTGCTAAGAAATTTGCAGACGTAAACTCAATTAGCCCTAATATAATAGCCGCTTTATCTAGTACTAAGTATACTAAGATGAAGAAAAATAAAGAGCTTAGTTTTGATAGAATCAAAGAAAAAGATTTTCAAGCAGAACAAGATAAATCTATAGAAGGTCTTAAAGAGATATTTTTAATATTCCAACAAGCTATTAAAGATGACAAAAACGCAGTAGCGTGGGTTGGAGCTTTGCTTTCGTCTACTAGCTCAAATCAAGGTCACTTTATAAGAATCGCTGCCCCTATAAGATTTTTTACAGATAATTTAGATTTGATAGGTGGAGAATTAAAATTAGTAGAAGAACATAGTTTACCTGCTTCTGCTACTGCAAAATATTTATTTGGCTTAGCTATAAACGGAACTGTAAACGATCATTTTGACAATATTAAAGATAATTATTTTCAAGGAGTTTTAAACAAGATAGATGATGAAAAGTTAAAAGGTAGCATGCTTAATGGTGGGAAATATAACTACATTTCTGTTATGCCAATGGGTTGGATGATAAATGATAGAACTTGGGCTAGATATTTTAATATAAATGTAGGTAACAATAATGGTGGTATTGATCCTGCTTCTATAATATGGCACGATGGTAAAAGTATTAAAGCTAAGTTTAATGTTAATTCCTACGGTTTTATAGCTAAAGGAAATACTATAAAAACAGAAAAAGAAGCTAAAAAAATAAATAGTAAATTATCAAGAAATATACCTGAAAACGGTTCAATAAGCCAACAACTACAAGCAATATCTAACATAGATAAAACCATGAAGTCGGCTAGAAACATTAATACTCCAGAAAAAGGAATTAGTGTTTTTGATTTTGATGACACACTTGCTAGAACTAATAGCAAAATAATTGTCACTATGCCTAATGGTAAGGTTCTAAAAATAAACGCTACAGAGTTTGCTAAGCGAGACGCTGAGCTAACTGATAAAGGCGCTAAATATGATTTTAGTGAATTTAGCAAAGTTGTTGATGGTAAAAAAGGACCATTAGCTGATCTTGCTTTAAAACGCCAAGGTAAGTTTGGAAGCAAAGATATATTTGTATTAACAGCTAGACCTCAGTTGGCTGCTAGAGCAATTAAAAAGTTTCTAGACGGTATTGGGTTAAGTTTACCATTAGCTAATATTACTGGACTAGAAAACGGCACTCCACAAGCCAAGGCTGACTGGGTATTGTCTAAAACTGCCGCCGGTTATAATAACTTTTACTTTGCTGATGACGCAATAAAAAACGTTAAAGCTGTAAAAGAAATATTAGATCAAGTAGATGTTAAATCTAAAGTACAACAAGCCAAATTTAGTAAAAATCAAAGACTAAACGATCAGTTTAATCAGATAGTAGAAGATTCTACTGGGCTCGAGTCTTATAAAAGTTTCTCTAACGCAAGAGCTAAAACTATAGGAAGAAGTAAGAGCTCTGGTTGGTTCATACCACCACAAGCTGAAGATTTTGTAGGTTTATTATACCCTTTGTTAGGTAAAGGAAAAGCCGGTGATAGAGCTATGCAGTTTTTTAAAGAAAACTTATTAGATCCTTTTAATAAAGCAGAGAACGCTTTGACTCAAGCTAAAATTTCTGTTGCTAATGATTTTAAAGTACTTAAAAAGCAATTCAAAAGTATACCTAAAACGCTTAAGAAAGAAGCTATGGACGGTTTTACTTACGGTGATGCTTTAAGGGTTTATATATGGTCTCAGCAAGGCATGGAAGTGCCTGGTTTGTCTAAAAGAGATTTAATAGAGCTTAATTCGTTTATAGAAAACGATTCAGACTTAAGGAATTTTGCTCAAGGTCTTCAAATGATACAGAAAAATAGAATATACCCTAAGCCAGATGAAAGCTGGTTAGCGGGTACAATAACTACAGACATCATAGGGGGTATAAACGATGTTGTTAGATCTGAATATTTGCAAGACTGGCAACAGAATATAGACATTATATTTTCTGTTGAAAATTTAAATAAACTAGAAGCTGCTTATGGCGCAAACTACAGAGAAGCTTTAGAGAATATTATATCCAGAATGAAAACTGGTAGCAATAGACAAAAAAGTAGTAGTAGAGTTATAAACGAAATAACTGATTGGTTAAATAATTCGGTTGGGGCTATTATGTTCTTCAACACTAGATCAGCTGTGCTTCAAACTATATCTGCAATAAACTTTGTAAACTACGGAGACAACAATATACTTAAAGCTGGTTTAGCATTTGCAAACCAACCACAGTTTTGGAAAGACTTTAACAGATTGTTTAATTCTGAATACTTAGTAGCTAGACGTAATGGTTTAAAAATAAATGTTAATGAATCTGAAATTGCTGACGCTGTTAGGGATTCTAAAAACAAACCTAAAGCAGCTATAGCTTATTTACTTAAAAAAGGTTTTCTGCCTACACAAATAGCGGATAGTTTTGCTATTGCTTCTGGTGGGGCTACTTTTTATAGAAATAGAATAAACACTTATTTAAAACAAGGTCTAACACAACAAGAGGCTGAGGAGAAAGCTTTTGAAGATTTCTATGCTATATCAGAAGAAACTCAACAGTCTAGTAGAACAGATCGTATAAGCCAAGAACAAGCTAGTATTGCTGGTCGTGTTATTCTTGCTTTTGCAAACACACCACAACAATATGCTAGAAGATCTAAAAAAGATTTCTTAGATTTAGTAAACGGAAGAGGTGGACCAGGTGCTTGGAAAGGGCAAATAGGTAGAATAATATACTATCAAGGGGCTCAAAACTTATTGTTTAACGCTTTACAAAACGCGTTGTTTGCTATGTTGTTTGATGATGATGAAGATGAGCCTCAAGACAAATCACTAAGAATAGCCAACGGAATGGCTGATTCTACTTTGAGAGGTATGGGTATTTATGGAGCAGCAGGCGCTACTCTTAAAAACATACTAATGAAATTGTATATCGAAAGCGAAAAGAAAAATCCTAAATATGAAGACGCGGCTTTAGAAATGTTAAGTTTTTCTCCACCGCTAGATTCTAAAGTTACTAAGTTTAGATCTGCTTTAAGAACGTTTAATTGGGACGCAAAAGAAATCCGCGAAAAAGGTTTTAGTTTAGATAACCCTGCTTTAATGGCGGGTGGACAAGTGCTTTCAGCATTTACAAACATTCCACTAGATAGAGTTATAAGAAAATACAATAACTTAGACAAAGCTTTTGAACAAGAGACTGAAACATGGGAAAGTGTTGCTTTAACACTAGGTTGGTCTGAGTGGGAAATAATGGGACCAGACAAAAAGAAAACTACTACCACTATTAAAAAATCAACTGGTAGCAAAAAACGTAAAAAAAGAAAACAATAATGGCGCAAGGAATTATGAAAAAACTTATATTATTGGTTATGTTACTAAGTAGCTGTGGAAGTTTTCAATATGTAAATGACACTATGCTTATAGACGAGTCAACAAACGTCTCTATGTTTAGCGACTACAATGCTAATATTATTCGTTTTGTAATAAAACCTATTCGACCATCATTTTACTTTACTAATAACTATGGTTATTGGGGCATGAGACCTTTGTGGATGGATTTTGATTTTTATCAAGGTAATTTTTATAACTATTACTCTAGCTTTTACAGACCTTGGAATTATTGGGATTACTATATG